GATGACCCGCAAGCCCTGAGAAATCCACGGACAGACACGACCTATCAGACCTCTGGAGTGCTTGCAAACGGGTCTTTGGGGGATGGTAGTAGGCAGATTCAGTGGGGCTGGAACCCGATTGGCGGGGCTTCCCTAAATGACGCAGGGCTGACCCCCAACTATTTGACGTTGGATATACAGTTAGGCACCGTAACAGTAGTGACAACTTAAGGAGCTATTATGAAGAAATATCTGTCTGGTGGTGATGTCAAGCAGGTCAAAAAGATTGCTGACAAAGAGGTTAAAGGGCATGAAAAGAAGCTGCACGGTATGGCTTCGGGCGGAATTTTAGTCCGTGGTGGTAAAGCCCAAACCAAGGGTAAAATGGCTCGTGGCCCAATGGGTTAGGGAGTAGTCCATGAACTACGCAAGTCTCTGCACCAATATTCAAGATATCACTGAGAATACGTTCACAGCGGATCAGCTTGCCATGTTCACGCAACAGGCAGAACAGAAGATTTACAACACTGTTCAGATTGCCAACCTGCGTAAGAATGTCACTGGGACGTTGACCGACGGTAACAAGTATCTGGCAACCCCGACAGATTTTCTGTCCGTCTATTCGTTGGCAGTCTTTCCGACCAGTGGGGACTACACCTACCTCATCAACAAAGATGTGAACTTCATGCGTGAAGCTTTCCCCGGTTCTACCGGCGGAACAGGGTTGCCCAAGTATTACGCGATATTTGGCCCAGCTTCTAATGACGTTACTGAGTTGACTCTGATTGTTGGCCCAACACCGGACGCCACCTATAACGCAGAGCTTCACTATTACTATTATCCCGAGTCCATTGTCACCGCTGGCACGACTTGGCTTGGAGATAATTTTGATTCGGCGCTGCTTAATGGCGCACTGATTGAGGCTATCCGGTTTATGAAGGGCGAAGCGGACGTTATTGCAAACTACGAGAGCATGTATGTAATTTCGTTGAAGATGCTTAAAAACCTTGGTGATGGCAAACAGCGTCAGGACGCTTATCGTTCTGGTCAGGTCAGGAATAAGGTTGCCTAATGTCCATCGTCCAAACACTGACTACTAGCTTCAAGGGACAGTTACCCCTTGCTGTCCACGACTTCACCACAGACACGATGAAGTTGGCTTTGTATTTGTCTACCGCTAATCTGGATGCAGACACCACTGTTTACACGGCTACCGGTGAAAGCACAGGCACAGGTTACACGGCTGGCGGGATTGTTTTGACCAACGCTACTGTCCTGACCTACGGTACAACGGTGTATATAAACTTTGACAGTCCTGCGTGGGCAGGTGTTTTAACGGCACGAGGCGGGTTGATATACAACTACTCAAAAGCAAACAAGTCAGTGGCGGTTATAAACTTTGGTGCTGACAAGACTTCGGTTAATACATTCACTGTTCAGATGCCAGCAAACACTTACACTTCTGCGCTTATTAGGATATAGACATGCTAGTCACTACCACAAAAGGCGAGATGGACGATTCCTTGCTGGAGAAGAGGGAAGGTTCTGTTGATAATGATAATGAGTTAACTACGTGGGTTGAGTATTGGCTTGCGGATGAGCTTGTGCATCGTTCGGCTCATGTGACGCTAAAGAAAATGCCGACCTTCGCTGGTGGCGAAACCGCATCAATAGGATAGGAGTTTAAATTGGCAAATACCCAAAGTATGTGTACTTCGTTTCTCGGTGAACTGATGCTCGGTCAGCACCAGTTTGGAACCTCAACCATTGTCTCTCGTGGCAGTTTGACTTCGCCAACCACGGACACCGTTAAAGCTGCGCTGTATCTAGCGTCAGCCACTTACAACGCATCCACTACGGCATATTCAGCTACTGGCGAAGTTTCAGGCACAGGTTACACAGCGGGTGGCGTAACAGTTACTAATGCAACGGCTCCTACTTCGACCAATTCTTCAGCAACGGCGGGTGTTGGTTATTGGACGCCTTCAGCATCGATTGTTTACACGACCGTTACTTTGACAACCGCTTTTGACACGGTGTTGATCTACAACAGCACTCAGTCCAACAAGGCTGTCTCTGTCCACACGTTCGGGTCACAAACGATTACCGCAGGGACATTTACTTTGACCATGCCTTCAAACACGACTTCTACCGCTCTCATACGCTTGTCCACCACTTAAGGGTGAGCTATGTCTTTAGGCTGGGGGGATAGCGCATGGGGTGATAATGGTTGGAGCGGCACCCTTAGTCTAACCGGCGTAGCAGGAGCGGGTAATGTAGGCACGGTTGGAGTAAGTAAGACCATAGCCTTAACCGGAGTCAGCGCAGCAGGGACGGTAGGAACTGTAATACCCAGCGTTACAGACGAAGAAGCAGGTGATGTAGCAACAGGTTCGGTAGGTTCGGTAATACCAAGCCTGACCATAGCCTTGACCGGGGTTGTTGCAAGTGGCGCAGTTGGAACGGTAGTCCATAGCAAAGAAGCAGCTTTAACCGGTAACGCAGCAACTGGAGAAGTTGGATCGGTTGCACTGGGAGTAAGAAGTTTTGCGTTAACGGGGGATGTTGCAAGTGGTGATGTAGGAACGGTAACGCACGGCGGGGCATCGTTAGCCTTAACCGGTAACGAAGCTTCTGGTGTTGTTGGAACGGTTGTTCAAAGCAGCGCGGTAGATGTAACAGGGGTTGATGCGGCTGGTGTAGTGGCTCAAGTTATTGTCCCGCTGCCGTCAAACCAAGCAAATGGTGATGTTGGCACAGTAGTTCAGAGCATGACAATAGCCCTAACCGGGGTAGATTCAGCGGGGTTGGTAGGCACAGTTTCTCGCGCACAGACTTCTTTTGCACTTACTGGGAACGCGGCAGCGGGGTATGTCGGGGATTCAATAGCGGTTTATTGGACACTTATTAACACAGTTCAAAACCCAAATTGGTCACCGATTACTGATTCACAAACGGCTGGCTGGACTACAATAACGAATACGCAAACGCCTAATTGGTCTTCGATAACAACGGTTCAAGTCCCAGTTTGGGGCGCTGTAGAAACAGAACAAACCCCTGTTTGGGAAGAAATACAAACTATTTAGTAAGGAATCATTATGACGACTGCCTCAACTACGCTTCTTGGACTAGCCCTTCCGGTTACCGGTGAACTAAGCGGCACTTGGGGTGACGTTGTAAATGCCTCCCTGACGAACTTGCTGGACACGGCTATTGCCGGAACTACCACCCTTAGTTCAGACGCGGACGTAACGCTCACCACAACGACGCTTTCAGCTAACCAAGCGCGTCAAGCCGTTATCCTGTGGACTGCCGGTGGAACTGTAACAAGAACTATCACGGCTCCTGCTCAGAGCAAATCTTATGTGGTGATCAACGCAACGTCTAGCTCACAGTCTATTAAGCTGGTGGGCGTAGGGCCGACAACTGGCATCACTATTGTGGCTGGCGAGAAGTGCTTTGCGGCGTGGAATGGCACTGACTTTGTAAAAATTGGCAATACAAGTGGCGCAGGTGTTTTCTCTACCGTAACCGCCTCCAGTCTCACTTCAGGCCGCGTAACCTACGCTGGCACCGCTGGTCTGCTGCAAGACTCTGCCAACCTGACGTTTAACGGCACGACGCTAACCGCCAACACCATCGGCGCATTCACCCTTGGCGGCACAGTAGCAGGTGGCGGCAATCAGCTTAATAACGTCATCATCGGCACGACTACTCCGCTGGCGGGTGCGTTTACGACGCTGAGTGCGACGGGACTTTTAAGCACCTCCGCAGGATCTGCGTCAATAAAACCTGCGTCCACCACAAACCCGATACTCATAACAGCAAGTGACACAAACCCTACGTACGGGATGGTGTCGCTGAATAATGTCGCGACGGCAACCGGCGTTATCGGTATATGGGGCGGAGCAGATAGTGATTTACGATATGCTGTGCCAACAGGAGGAACGCATCTAACTCGTGTAAACAATTCCACGGTTACAGCCACCTCCTCCACCGGCCTTGCTGTCACGGGAACGCTGAGTGCGACAGGTAGCACAGGTTCGCTTGCATTAACTTCTTCTACAGGAACGAACCCAACTTACACAACCTACACAAACACAGGCGGGACAAACTATGTCGGGCCAACAAGTTCGGGGGGTGGCGGCATATTGACAGGAGGTAATGGTTATTACCTGACGCTTGCAGCAGCAGCAGGGTACGGCATCGACTTCGGGATTGGCTCCACCAAATATGCAACGCTAACAACATCCGGCCTTGCTGTCACGGGAACGCTGAGTGCATCTGGTGGATCATCTGGAGGATTTCCTCTAAAGTTAAAAGCGGCAACAGATGATGCGTTACGGGTGCAGACCAACGCTGCCGGTGGCGGTGTTTATTTGCAAGCGACAAATAATGCTGAAAGTGCCTACGCACCGTTAGCCACCTACGCAACAACACACACATGGAGTGATGGCACTACCCGCATGTTTCTCGACTCCTCCGGCAACTTGGGTCTGGGGGTTACGCCGAGTGCGTGGGATAGCTCTCAAAAGGCTTTAGAGCTTGGCACTGCGGGACAAGGCATTGCTGGATATACAAGCAGCGCAATACAAATTTTCAATAACACTTATTACGACAACGTTGGATGGAAATACAAAACAACTGCCGCCGCTTCATTGTATTACCAACAAACAGGGAAGCACGTCTGGTCTATCGCACCCTCCGGCACCGCAGGAAACGCAATCACCTTCACCCAAGCAATGACGCTGGATGCGTCGGGTAAATTATTGGTTGGAACTACAAGTGCAATTGGTTCACCATACATTCAAACAAGAACTACAAATAGCACAACTGTTTCTGGTGCTTATGCTTGGAATTCAACAGACCAAGGAATTTCTCTCATAAACGAAAGTAGCACCACAGGAACAGGTGTTGGCATAACCATGCTTGGCGGGAGTAGCAGAAACTCCATTGGTGCTATTTACATGGTGCAAGAAACAGGCAATTCGCTTGGTGCATTGGCTTTTTATACTGGTGGTGGAGGTTTAAGCAGCCCGTATGCTTATGAACGCGCCCGTATCGACTCCTCCGGCAACTTGCTGGTGGGGGTTACCACTGCAAACGCAAACGGCGGTGTGCTGCAATTAAAGAGTGGGATTACATTTCCAGCGACACAGGTTACATCGTCAGACGCGAATACGCTGGATGATTATGAGGAGGGAACGTTTACTGCAACCTTAACTGGACGTACCACTGTCGCCACAGCACCAGTCACGGCAACATCTGCGTATACATTC